TAACAATACCGAAGCACCTTTAGATTCTACCCAAATGGATGACTCTATCGCAGAGGTTAGTCAAACAGAAGATGCTTTGCTGGCTGACATTGTACGGAACTCTGATTTCGTAGAATCTCTACCCGATGAGCAAGTGCCTGAGTTAGACACGGACGAAACAGATTCAGAAGACCCAATGGAATCTGAAGAAGCCGATAGCGAAGAAGTTGAAGAAGAGACTGAAGAATTAGAAGAAGACACGGACGAAGAAGATGCTGATGAAGAATCCGCTACCGATGAACCTGATGTGTATGCTACTGATGATTTAGATCTAGAAGCAAAAGTTGTTGTCAAAATTGATGGCAAACATACTGAAGTTTCTTTTGGTGATCTTATTAAAGGTTACTCTACTGAACAACATCTTTCTAAGAAGGGTCGAGAACTCGGTGACGCAAGAAAACAATTAGAAGAGGAGTATCAAGAAAAGGTTGGAGAAATCCAAAACCTATCTAAGGCCTCAGCAGCTGTTCTATATTCAAATGAACAGGCTCTTTCTAAAGAGTACCACTCTATCGAAGCTCAAATTGAAAAAGCTCGTGAAGATGGTGATACTTATGAAGTCAACGAACTCAAAGATAAACGAGAACAAGTTCAGAAAAACTATTGGAATGCACGTAATCAACGTGAAACACTAGTAAAAAATCTTCAAGAAGCAGAAGAGCAACAGTTAACAAAAGAGTGGCAGGAACAACTGTCTTACTTTAATGAAACTATACCTACTCTTATTCCTGACTTTAATGAAAAGACTGCAACTGCGATTAGGTCATTTGCTATTGAAGAGGGTATTTCTCCTGAAGTACTAGATTCAATTGCTGATCCTATCATTGTTAAGTTTGTTGATGATTATCGTAGACTAAAACAAGGTATCACAAAAGGTACTGCTAAAAGGAAATCTACTCCTGCAAAGAAAGCCCCACTTCGTAAAGCTAAGACTGAATCTAAGAAAAAACAAGATGCAGCTTCGGCAGTACGACAACGGGCTTTAAATCCAGACTCTTCTAACGAAGATCAAATGGACTTTCTAAGAGGACTTGCTGCACGATCATTAAATCTTTAATACCTTGGAGGGTATAAAAAATGTCTAGCACTCTTGGTGTACGCGGCACAGGTGGTCCACAGGGACCAGCTCGCGGAACTGGCAAAGATGTCTCACAACGTGAGGATCTAGCAAACTTCATCACAATGATTACTCGTGATGAAACCCCTTTCATGTCATCTATTGGCAAAGCAAAAGCAACAGCAATCTACCACGAATGGCAAACAGATCAACTGGATACTCCAGGCTCATCTCGTATTGCTGAAGGTACTGACTATATCGAACCAGCTGTAGCTGGCGGTACAGGCACACCTGCAGTTGGTGATCGCTTTGCACGTACCGGCCCATACCGTACCCGTCTTGGTAACTATACCCAGATCAACGGTAAGACAATCGCTGTATCAGGCACACGCCGCGCAGTCGATCAAGCAGGGATTGCAGATGAATATGCATATCAGCTGAAAAAGCGTGGCACTGAGCTTCGCCGTGACGTTGAGCATGACATGATTCATTCATTTAACACTTCAGCCGCTGTTGGCGTACAGGGTAACACTGCACGTTCAGCTGGTGGTTATCAGTCATTCATTAACTCAGGCGACACTGTAGTATACGCAGGTCAGTGGGCGGCTCCGGCTACTGTTTCTGATGGTACTCAGGTAACCCGTTCATCTTTGACAACAACTGTTGCACCTACAAAAGGTTCTTTGACACTAACAGACATTGATGCTGTTATGCAAAAGATCTATGAGCAGGGCGGTAAGGCTTCTAAAGTTATGTTGTCTCCAAAACTACGCCGTGATTTCTCTGACCTTATGGTTGGCGCAACTGGTGTACAGCGGAACATTGATGAGTCAGGTAAGCTTCGCCAGTCAGTAGATGTATATATGTCAGACTTTGGTGACCTTATGGTAGTTCCTAACTACATCATGGGTCTGTCAAACGCAGTACAGTTTATTAACTCAAATGCTACACCTGCAAACCTTGCAGCGACTACTGAAGTTAAAGACTTCTCTGCACTGATCTATGATCCAATGTGGTTCAACGTTGCTACCCTGCGTCCAATGCAGGAAGTAGACGTAGGGCAGAAGGGTGACTCTACTGTCGGAATGATGGTTGAAGAGTGTACTCTTGAAGTCCGTAACCCACTTGGTTGTGGTGCTATCTACGGTCTTAACTAGGCTATTGTTAGGGGAGGTCTTTATGGCTTCCCCTTTCTTTTTTATGTAGGAGATAAAAATGGCAGGTGTTATTAATAAAAAAGGTCAAATGGTTGTAGGGCCAAAGGCTGAAGCAGAAGCAATAATGATAAAAGAAATGAATAAGGCTAAAAAAAGTTATAAAGATAAAGCTACATATAAAATGGGTGGTGGTAAAATATCAAAATATTATTCTGCTGGTGGTACTGTAATTACTGGGAGAGACTAATGAAAGGTGTAAAGCATTATTTTAGAGACGGTACCGAACATAAAGGCGGTACACACAAGATGGACGGTGGAAAACTATACAGTAATGTAAAACACACAGCAACTAGTAAACCCCTGTATCACTATAGCGAGTTAAGTGCAACCGCTAAAAAGAAAACAAAATAAATTATACCTTTGGAGGTAACAATGTTAGTTATTAAACTAAACAACGGGAACGTTTACCCCGCAGAAACATGTGTATGGCGTACAGCCCAAGTTGCAAGTGGCGGTTATCAATTGACGCATCTGGATATTGGAAGCCCAACAGTAGCTACAAGTGGAACACCTACTGTAGCACCAACAGGTGCAGAGTTAGGTTACATTGGGAAGTCTGGACGCTTTGTATCGTATACAGAACCTGCCTAATTAAGGAGAAGAGGACATGTCAAAAGAAACAGACTTTAAATTCTACAGTCAAACTGTAGGTGCAGAAAACGGTATTAATGCTGGCTTTGATCTTCAATCAGGGGATTGGCAAGCAACTCAAGATATAACTAAATATAAAGATGCAGCTAAACGAGATCGTGATGAACAAGAGTATTACGGGATTAAAAAAAGTGGCTATCGTAAGATGGCAACTATTCCTGATATTGTAGCTATTAAAATTCTACAAGAACATAATCTTGATCTACACAGTCCAGAGTTTATGCAAGATCCAAATAATATGAAACGGTTAAAAACCATCTTGATGACTGAGTACCGTGACCTGCTAGTCAATACTTAATTAGGAGGCCTGGTATGGCGTTGACTTATACTCAACTTGTAGATCTTGTACGTACATGGTCTAATAAAGACGAAGAAGTAGTTAGTGACGACATTATTAAAGATGCTCTTAAATATGCTGCAGATAAAACTTATAGAATCTTAAGAGCACCTCCGCTAGAGAATGTTGCTATTTATGAAAAAAGTTTATTACTTGCAGCTACGACAGCAGCAACTAATGTTCAATCAAGTACTACAGAAATACAACTACCATATGATCTTGTTGAATTTATTCAGATACGAGAACTAGATGCAAGTGGTATTACAACACGAGTGTTTAATGAAAAAGTAGATATTCGTACATTTAATGATACTTTTGGGGAGAAGTATTCTAACAGTAATTACTGGTCACGACAACAAAATGTCGTTTATTTAACACCAGGGTTTGGACAAGGCGGTTCAGGGAATAATGCAAATACCATTGAACTATACTATTATCGTAGACTACCAGCCCTTGATGCAACTTATGCAGTTACAGTGCTTAACTATAACGTTGGGTTTTTAACAGTGTCTTCTTCTGGTGTAACAGGAGCAGCACAGTTATTCTTTAATAGTAATACTGGTATAACAGCTTACGACACTAGTGCAACAGCACAAGCAGCAGATCCAGCAGGTACGGTCACATCTACTTATTATGTTGGTAACTTAGTACCAAATTGGCTTAGGGACAGTAATGAACGAATCCTTTTGTATGGAGCACTTTCACAAGTGTTTTCTTATACCCAAGATGATGCTCAGGCATCTAAGTATTATCAAATGTTCCAAGCAGAAATATTAGAAGTTAATGATGAAGATAATAAACGGAATGCCTCTGGTGGTAATCTACAAGTAAACTTTAATGGAAGAGGGTTAATTTAATGGCAGCAGCAAGACCTGGTAGCTTTACAGGCGCTACCGATAATGCCTCCTCAGGGGGTTTGTTTGGGGATACACTTATAGATGGTATTCCCGATCTTGTAGGCGCAGACGTTGCAGCAGCACAAGCCGCAGCAACTGCAGCCGCTACAAGCGAGGCTAACGCCGCAACTTCTGAAACTAATGCAGCTAATAGTGCAAGTAGTGCATCAACTGATGCAACTGCAGCAGCAGCTTCGGCAACAGCAGCGGCAACTAGTGCAACTAGTGCAGCAACTTCTGCTTCAACTACAGCAGCAGATGCCGCTACTGCAACTACAGCAGCTACCTCGGCGTCTACTTCGGCAACCAATGCGGCAGCATCACAAACCGCAGCTAGTAGCTCAGCTACTTCAGCAGCTACCTCTGCTACAAGTGCAACTAGTTCTGCCAACACAGCACTTTCAGGTGCAACAGCAGCGGCTAGTTCAGCTGCAGCGGCACTCACTTCTGAGACCAATGCAGCCACTTCAGCTACAACTGCAAGTACAGCTGCTACAACAGCTACAACTGCTTCCACAACAGCAACAACTAGTGCATCAAGCGCAGCTACAGATGCGGCTGCTGCTTCAACTAGCGCAGCTAATGCAGCTACGAGTGCTACTAATGCGGCAACTAGTGAAACCAATGCAGCGACTAGCGCAACCAATGCTTCAGGATTTGAAACAGGTGCGCAAGAATGGGCAGTACAAACTACAGGTATTGTAGATAGTACAGACTATTCTTCAAAAGCCTGGGCAATTGGCGGTACTGGTGTTGATCACGCTTCAGGTGGTGGTAACGCTAAAGACTGGGCAACTGAAACAACTACAACTGCCGATAATAC